ATGCACAAGGATCGACTCGGCCCGGTCGCCCAGCACCTCCTCGCCAGCTACGACGACACGGGCTCGTACAGTCGCCAGTTCAGCGACGAGCACGGCTCCCCGCCCTCGCTCATGGCCAAGGTCCACCACATGCGCTCGGTCATCCAGGCCCGCTTCGTCAACGACTCCAACTACGAGCTTGGCTCTCGCTACCTCGACTACGGCCGGGTCGAGTTCGCCGATCTGGAGACCGGCGACCGGTACCTGTTGAAGAGTTCGAGGGCCGTCGCCATCGAGACAGCTACTGCGCGCCAGCAGGCCAGTCTCTTTCCGATCACAAACCTCATTCGGCCGTCCGATATCAAGGTCGTCGTGTACCAGTTCCAGCGCCACGGCCTGAACCTGTCACTCGCTCCCGCGGGCACCCGCGGACGCTCCGAGAAGGTCTACGTCGCCGACGCACCGGTCCTCATCGGCACCTGGGCCTACCAGCCCGCAGACGACGACACTGCCGAGCAGACGAAGCCCTTCGACCAGGACGCCCGCGACACCTTCGGCGACCTCGGCGACCTCGGCCACGACGAAGAGGCTGGCGGTCGCGAGTGAATCGCCTGCGTTCCTACCGGATGATCGAAGGAATCGCTCAAGACCAGCTGGGCGAGCTGCTCGGCCTGTCTCCGCAGATGATCTCTGCTGTCGAAGGCGGTCGGCGCTCCTTCAACGGAGACCTGGCGCCGTTGGGGTACTCGAACGACCGCCTTGAGCTCCCCGACATGTCCGAGCCGCTGCACCGCCAGCGTGCTTCCACCAAGGTCGCCACACGGAAGCGCGCGAAGGAGCTCATCCGCCTGGCCGGCGAGGTCTTCGGCGAACTGCGGGAGCGAACCGCCGGCGCGCCGGACCTGATGCTCCGGCCGGGGGCCGCCCCGATTTCCCTGGACGACCTCGACGACTTGGCACTCGACGTGCGCTACTCGCTGCGCCACGAGGAGTCCGGCGCGATCCGCAACCTCACGTCGCTCGTCGAGCGCGCCGGGGTGTGCCTGGTCCCCATCGTGGGCCTTGGGGTTGACGGACTCTCGTCGTGGGTTGGCGACGTTCCGGTCATCGGCCTCGCCCCCAACGTGCCAGGCGACCGGTTCCGGCTCACCCTCGGCCACGAGCTCGCGCACCTGCTGTTCCACAAGCGACCAACCGCGACCACAGAGCACGAAGCCAACAGGTTCGCATCCAACCTGCTCTTCCCGCAGAGCGAATTCGAGGAGCAGATGCCCGACCGTCCCCAACTTCGGGACTTCGTCGCCCTGAAGTCGTCGTGGGGCGTGTCCGTCGCGGCACTGGTCTACCGCGCGCACGACCTCGAGATCATCGACGACAGCCGCTACCGGGCCCTCCAGATCCAGATGTCGAAGTGGCGGCGCAACGAGCCCGGCCAGTTCAACCCAGTTCACGGCGAGCTGATGAGCCGGCTCATCGAGACCAACGGTGGCACCGCGGCAGTGGCCAAGGACCTTGGAGTGAACCCGAAGCACCTCGCTGAGCTCGGCAACTGGAGCCATCTACGCGTCGCATGAACCCGCTGTGGCGACAGCGGATTCGTGATGCAGTGACTCGGTGACCAGGGATCAGAACCGACCACCCGCGCTGCTGACAATCGAGAACGTGACCACGGCGAGTCCTGAGGTTGGCAACGCAGTGCACCTGATCCGCGACAGCGAGTGGCAACGCCGGCCCGGGCCTCCCCGTGCGCTGTGCGGTGTCGAGATGAGCCGGACTGGTGTCAGCTGGTTCGCGCTCGCTGGCTGTCGGAAGTGCGCGGCGTACGGCCTGAAGCGAGACCTCGCCGAGATCATCGACACCGATGGCCGGACCGTTTCCCTTCAGGACGTCCACAACGGCATCGTCCGCAACATCGACTGATCAGCGATCGGGCCGGACGAACAGCAGAACCTCGTCATCGGCGACGGCTGAGCGGATCTCGGCCTTCGCGTCGTCGTCGTACTCGGGGGCCTCGATCGACCAGGGGATGACCTCGGCCTCAGGGTCGGCCTTCTTGCGGCGGGCGGCGTGGATCTGCACGGGGCGATGGTAGCCAGGCGCGAGGTCTGCCGATCGGCGGCGGGCGAGCTCCCGGTCGGCGTAACCTCCTGGCCATGGATGAGCAGAAGGCGGAGCCGGGGACGCCTGCCGGCTGGTATCCGGACCCCAAGATCGCGGGCACCCTCCGCTTCTGGGACGGATCGCGTTGGACGGACAACGTCGCACCGATGCAGCCCCCGCCCGGCTCGAGCGGCGTCTCCCCGCAGTTGCTTGCCGGCCTCGTCGTCGCCGCGGCGGTTGTCGGCCTCATCCTCAGTCAGCAGTCAGTGTCCGTGATGAGCGGCAGCGGCATCGTGTGGACGGGCGCTGCAATCTGCGCGGGCGCCTCGATCGTCTCGTGGGTTGTGAAGGCAACGCCGACGTGGGCGCGTGCCATCTGCGTGATCGCCGTCTTCCTGGCGGTCGGTAGCGCCATCGCCGTCGAGAACCAGCTGAATGATCGCCGCGAGGAGATCAGCAACATGTTCGACCAGTGAACGCCGCCGACCGCCACGTCTGGGTGCGTCTCCCGTTCTGGCTGATCGACTTCGCCGGCCTCGTCCTCGACGAACGGTCGACCGAAACAAGCACGGAGTACCTCGTGCAGCACGTCGACGTCGACGGCCGCGCCGTGCTCGACTGGCGGAAGAGCTGGGAACTCCTGCCGGTCAACAGCCCCCAGCGGCGTCCTACTGCTGACGGCGGTCGCGCATCGACCAGCCGATGAACGCGCCTCCGAGGGCCGCAGCAAGGTGGGTGAGCACGAGCAGCGTGTCCATGGGTCGAGTGTGCCCGGGAATGCCGAAAGCCGCCCGCCCTCCGGAGAGGACGGGCGGCGGTCGGCCTGCGGTAGCGAGGTCAGGGGACGGTCCGGCTGCAGCGCAGGCAGATCCGGAACGCGGGTGCGGCGTGGTGCCGGAACGAGTAGGGCCGGTGGCGGCCGGTGATTCGGCAGACGACCGGGCCGAGCAGGAGGCCGGGCACCTCGAGCACGGCCCACGGCGCGAGCATGGGCTACTCGATCTCGCCGGTGTAGTCCTCGGGGATGCCGTCGCCGAGGATCGAGAAGTACGACGCGGCGCCGGCGATGACCGGCGCGACCAGCGAGACGGCCATCGTGACCAGGGTCGGGACGACCTGGACCTCGCCGGTCACCACGCCGAGCACGACCGACGCCGAGATGCCGGTGGTCAGGGTGGCGCCGTAGGACTGGGCGGTGGTCCGGATGAAGCCGCGCTTGGCGGCGAGCTGGGTCTGGTCGGGGACGAGGTCGGTCACGGGGATCTCCTTCGATCAGGCAGGGGTGAGGTGGGCGGTGAACCAGCCGTGCATCCCGAACGGGGAGCGCAGCTTGCGGAGGGCGATGTGGAGGCCCTTGGCGACGATGCCGTCGACGCCGGAGGCCATGGCGACGCGGCCGCCGGAGGGCTTCATGTGCTGGCGGAGGTCGTCGCCCTTGGCGTTGCCGTCCCCGACCGCAGCGCCGCGGACGCCGATCGTGAGGAGGTCGTGGACGAACGTGGCGTACTCCTCGTAGGCGGGCGCGTTCCGGCCGCGGGTAGCGACGCCGCCCGACGGGCCGCCGGAGGGCGCGTGCATGCCGATGACGACGTAGATCACGCCGGCCTTGCGGAGCCGGAGCACCGGGACCAGGCGCGGCTTCTTCCGCGAGTGCGGGTACCGGAACGGGCCCCACCACTCCTTCGTCATCTCGACGAGCTCGTAGTCGAGGATCTCGACGCCATGGCGGACGAGCACCGCGACGTCGGGTCCCTCGGGGCCGTGCTTCCCGCGGGTGCCCTGCCGGAGCTCGTAGCCGAACCGCTCGGCCCAGCGCTTGAGGTGCTGGCGGGCGTTGTACGCCTCGGTGAGGATGAGGACGTCGTCCTTGTGCTTGCGCATCCGGCGCTTGATGCGGCGGACCTTCCGGCGGCCGGCGATGTTGCCGTGGAAGACGTCGAGGCCAGGCGCCATGGCGGCGAGCGGACCGAGGATCGTCACGGCAGTGGCGAGCAGACGCAGCCGGGCGGTCAGGGTGCCGATTGCCTCGCTCATCGCTTCGCCGCTCGCTTTGCGGCCCGGCGCGCGGCTCGGGTCTTGCGGATCGCGGTGGTGTACGGCTCGGGGTTCTCGCCGTGGGCGATCGCCGCGGCACGGGCGGTGCGCAAACGCTGGACCTCACGCTTCGCCTCAGCCAGGAACCGGATCGCCCGCTTCGGCAGCTGCAGCAGAGCCATGACGCCCCAAGGCGCGGTCGAGTCGTAGCCGTAGGCCGCAGTGGCCACCGAGAGGTGCAGGTGCTTGGTGTGCGGGTTCGCGCCACGATAGACACGCCAGCCCTCGGTCCGGCGGTCGTAGGAGAAGATCGCGCCGTTCCAGATGACGTAGGCGCCCGAGCGCAGCGCGGGGTGGGTGCCCTTGACCATGAGTGCGACGAGGCGGCGAGCGAGCTCGTTGCAGTCAAGGCCGCCGGCGGGGTCGTGGGTGAAGTCGCGGGCGCGGACGACCCCGATGCCCTTGGTGTCCTCGACCCACGGGTTGTGGTCGGACTCGCGGGTGGCGTGGGCGTCGTCGCCGATCCAGCCGTCGGACGCAGTCGAGCGGTGAGGCGCCGCGGCGTCGATCTCGTCATGCAGGGTCTTGAGGGCCTTGGCCTCGCGGTACATCGGGCTACTCCTCGATCTCGGGGACGGTGGGGTCTTGCTGCTTGGCGACGGCCTCGACGGCGCGCCAGGCGGAGATCGACTCGGCCTTGCCGGCGACGCGCTCGATGGTCTGGTCCTCCAGGCCCTTGACGCGGTGCTCCAGCCCGTCGACGCGGCGCTCGAGCTTCTGCTGGTGGACCTGCTGGTCGACGAGCTTGGTGACGGTCACCGTGAGCAGCTCCATCTGCTGCTCCTGATGGGCCATCCGCGCACCGACACCGGGCAGGGCGGGCGAGAGCTCCTCACCGGTGATCGAGTCGACGATCGCGTCCCGACCCAGCAGCGCGTCGGACGCCGAGGCGAGAGTGGCGCGAGCCTTGTGGATCCTCGGCCTGACGACCTTCATGTAGCCGGCGAAGAGGCCGAGCAGCGTGAGGATGCCGATCGCAAGCGCGACGACATCGTTCGAGCGGTCCAGGGTCATGTTGTCCTCACCAGCCGATGGCGATGTAGTTGATGCGGATGCCGGACCCGGCGCCGACATAGCCGGAGTTCGTGATCGCTCGGCCGTAGAACGTGCCGAGGTTGCTGCCCGCGGGCACATGACGGACGACGTTGAAGTTGGCGGTGTCGTCGCCCGGCGATGTCGTGACGGACACCAGGCCGTTGGGGAAGGCGCCACCGCCGTAGTTGAAGTTGATGTCGCCATTCGCTCCGAAGACCGACACGACCGCGCTGCCGGTCTTGACCAGGATCGGCGTCCCGGCGGGCGGGTTGGCACCGATGACGGCTGTGGTGCCTGCCGGGAAGATGCCCGGGCCCTGACCAGCGGACGAGCGGGCGAGCGCCTCGACTGCGAGGTTCCCGACCTGTTCGAGGACGGCTTCCTCGTCTCGGGCGGCGGTGCCGACGGGGTTGACCTGGAGCTCGTCTTCGGTCCAGTCGTAGTCGGTCTCGCCGATCACGACGTTGGTGTTGTGGTTGACGCCGCGCGGGTCCGGGGATCCGAGTGCGCAGGCAGTCTCGCCGCCCTCGAGGAACGCGAGGTCTGCGAGTGGACCGCCCTTCGCGGTGACCTGTCCGCGGGTGAGATTCCATCCGCTGGTGAACCCCGATCGGCCAGCGAGCTCGGACCAGATCGCCTGCGCCTCGGCCTGTGCCGCGGCGGTGGTCATCGGGGCGCGATTGGTGATCAGGTCCTTCGGTCGCTCGATGCCGCTGGTCGGCGTCGCCGCGGGATACGAGGCCATGTCGCGGGCGCCGGTCGTGACGTTGGTGAACCGGACGAACACGCGGTCGACGCGGTCCTCGTCCGCGGTGCCGAGCGACCCGGACCCTGGGGTGATGTACCACTTCGGGTTGGTCTCGTCGACCGGCTCGATCACCAGCTGGCGCAGGCGGTTGACCTTCCACCTGCTGCCGTTCTTCTGCGCCCACGCGTCGAGCACTGACCGGACCGTGACGAGTCCGCCGGTGGCGTCACCGACTGGCGTCGTGCCGAAGTCTCCGACGCGTGTCCACGACAGCACGCCGCGCGCGATGGCGGCGTCGATCACGGTGTTGGGTGCTGTGGACGCGTTGCCCGCGCCGTCGATGGCGATCGCGTTCTCGCCCTCGCGGGAGGCGCCAATCGCGATGAACCGCCCGGCGTCCCAATCCGGCTCGCCGAGAGTGCCCGGGAAGATGACGACCGGGCCAAGCATGATGTCGGCTCGGGCGCCGTAGACGAGCGCGGGGTGGCGCCAGTTCCGGTTCCGGGGATGGGGCGGGATGACCCAGGAGGCCTCCCATGCGCCGTTGGTGCGGGTCTTGTGATGGAGCTCGCCCCATCCCTGCGGGACGATCGTGGACAGCCAGAACGAGGCGCCGCCGAACGAGACTCGGACCTCGGGGCGGGTGATCGTGCGGCGGGTCACGCTGCCGCCATGTGGGAGTGGCCGCGCTCGTAGAACTCGATCTCCGACTGGCCGACCAGCGAGGCCGAGGAGACGGTGAAGATCTGCATCAGGCCGGGCTCGAACCGGTGGGCGCCGAACGACTGGCACTTCCAGTCGATGCACACACTGTTCGCGCCCTTCGCGCCGGTGCCTCCGTACACCGACGGGCGTGCGGCGCCGAGCTCGGGCGAGCGGATCTCGATCCAGGTCAGCGAGTCGACGTCCTGGAGCCACGTCAGGGCGCCGTCGTGGAGCCCGAACAGCCAGCCCTCGTCGACGGTCATGTTCGCGGTGCCGGTGAGGGTGAGCTCGACCATCTGGTCGGCCTCGACCTTGAGCACCGGGAGCGGGATCGCGGCGAGGTTCAGGGTCTTGTAGACACCACCGGTAGTGGGTACGGCGACGGTGCCGGTGGTGACGACGGTCGACCCGACGGTCGCGGTGCCGGTGCTCGACACCATCTTGGCGGACCAGGTCAGGGTGCCAGCGGTCGAGACGAGCATCAGCGCCATCAGCGAGTAGACGCCCTCGGTGAACTGGTTCGCGGGGATCCGCATCGTCATCGGGGACGCGAGGGTGTTGCGTCCGCCGGACACTCGGGTGGCGTCGGCGGTGGTCGCGGTGACGCACCAGCGGCGCAGCGGCGGCCGCCACGCCGTGTTCCGTGAGGTGTGGACGAGGATCTCGGTGCCGAGCGTTGATGGTGTCGCGTCGAAGAACCGCACCTCGGCGGTGGTCGGGGCCGACCCGGAGACAGTCGCGGTCCTCGACTGCTGCCGTAGTGTGCTGTTGACCTTGTCGCCGATCGTGTCGGTGCGCGCGACATTTGCGACCTCGAGCCAGCGGTCCGAGCCGTCGAACGGACCCCCTGTCACTCGTAGGGCCGAGACGGCGACGGTGGTGAAGTTCCCGGACGCTACGTAGATCCGAGTCAGCCCGCCCCCGATGGGGTCGACGGCGATGGGGGTCTTGACGACGCCGTCGACGGTGATGGTCGGGACGACGTAGACGGATGGGTGGCTGGTCCGCACGTCGATTGCGAGGTATGGGTTCCCGGACATCGACAGGGCGCCTGTGCGAGTCTCGGTGATCCCCGGGTACTCGGTTGCGGAGCCACCGCTGACTACCGCCTTGGCCCGCACGGCGCCGGAGTTGACGGCGACCGGGGTCAAGGCAAAGCCCGAGCCGCCGACATACGACGCGGCCCAGTTGGTCGTCGAGTCGCAGGTGTCGAGGTTGACGAACACCGCGGCGCCGCCGGGATTCGGCGGGACTGGGAGCGCCGGCACAACGACCGTCTGCTCGCCGCGCACGAACGGCAGACAGGTCAGGGTGAGCAAGTAGTACCGGTAGGCGCGACCGGCCTGCTCCTCGATGTCCCAGCTGTCCGAAGTGTCGCGGTCGAGCCTGGCGACCACAACGTCGAACACGCAGGTCGGAGAGTCCTCTGCAGGCGGGACGTACACCAGCGGCGCCTTGACCTCGGCCTGCACCTGCGCGAACAACACCGCCTCGCCCTCGGGCAGCGCCGTGCCGGCCGTGGCCCGCGGCGCGGAGATCCGCAGATGCACCTGCACCTCGCGGTTGTCCCAACCCTCAAGGACGGCGAGCGACCCGTCGGTCAGCATCGACTTCACGGTGTCGATCAGTGGCTGCGGGTTCCCGAACCCGGTGCCCGCCATCGCGTGGACGAGGTACCCCTCGGCCGGCGGGGCGGCTTCGGGGTTCACGAACTTCAACGCGCCCCAGGTGATCTCGGCAGGCAGGGTCACGGGACGGGCTCCTCGGTCGGCTCGGGAACGGACAGCAGCGCGAGAGCGGCGTCGATCTTGGCGACCTCGTCACGGCAGGTCGCCAGGTGTGCGACCGCCGCGTCGAGGTCGGCCTGCAGGTCGGCCACGCGGGCCTCCTGGACGCCGATGCTGTCCTCGCCGCCGAGCAGCTCGTCACGTCGTGCCTCGATGAGCGCGACGACCGGGTCGGTCGTCTCGGAGATGGGTTCGGTCACGTCACCCTCGCTTCCTGTTGCGGGACCCGTTGCCGGCGCCCTTCTTGAGTGCGCTGCCAGTCGCCTTGCCGGCCGACGGACCGACGTCCTTGGTGACTGCGGTCAGGTTCGAGATCTGCGCGTTGAGCTTCTGCAGTTCGGCGGTCTGCGCCGCGGCCTGTGCGGCCCAACCGGCCGCGACCTGGGCGCTGAGACCGGCGTTCGCCTGGACGCGGGCCTGGTAGGCCTGCTGGTACTTCGCGAGCTCCTCGGCTGTGGCAGTGGATGCGATGTTCGCGACCGTGGCGGGGTCGGCCTGCGCGAGCAGGGCGCTCATCGCGCCGTTGTCGGTCAGGCCGAGCGCGCGGAGGCGGGCGATCGCACCGTTCTCGGCGTTCGCCCCCGCGGTGTCGCCGAGGAGCCGGGAGGTCGCGTCGGCGAGCGACCCGCCGGCCGACCAGATGTCGGTGTTTCCGAACAGGTCGGAGGTGAACTTCCCGGTGACCTCGGACTGCAGCGACTGGACAGCCGACTCACGGGCGCCGACTTCGTCCTCGAGTGCCTTCTTCGACGCTTCGATCTGCCGAATCCAGTCCTTGAGGGACAGGCCGAGGTCGAGGTTCCAGCCGAGGACGGAGCCCTTGTTCTTGTTCGGCTTGCCGGTCTTCCCGGGCTGGCCCCCAGCAGCGAGGCGCTCAGCGTTGGCGGCTTCGAAGAACGCAACGCCGTACTTGTCGACCGCCGAGGCGCGGATGACGAATTCGCGGTTCGACAGCCAGGTCGGGATCATGTCGTCGGTCGGGCCGCCGGGGCCCGTGACGAGGCCCCCTGCCGCATGCCCTCGGGCGTCAGCGACGTCGGCCATCTTGCCCATTCCCTGAGCGCGGCGGACGACGTCGATGGTCAGGGTCTTGCCACGCAGGGCCTCGATCGCGGCCTTGATCCGGTTGACCTGGGTCAGGGCGCCGTTGTCGTCAACGGAGACGTCGACCTTTCGGCTGGCCGGGATGCCAAGCAGCTCCTTGGCCAATCGCTTCGCCTGTGCGATCGGTACGCCCATTGCGGTCGCGGTGTCGATGAAGGCACGGCGTGCTGCGCGCTGCTTCCGCTCGATGACGTCGCTCGCCGCGCCGCTGGCCGCGAGCTCGGCGCGCTGGTTCTGCCACGCGCCCGCGAGCTGCTCGAGCGCCTGACGGTTCTCCAGCGCGGCGTCACTGTTGCCCTTGATGCCAGCGTTGTTGGTCTTCGCCTGCGCAGCGGCGGCCTTGAGCGCCTCGCGGTACTGGGTCTCCGCCGAGAACGCCCCGAGGGTGACGCGGGACTGCTCGGCGAGGGCGTCGTTGGCGGTGTTGACGCTGTCGGCGAGCCCGTCGAACGCCGACCCCATCTGGAACACGCCGGCGGTCATGTCGTCGACGGTTTGCTTGTCGTCGCCTCCGAAGAGCTTCTTGACGAACGACGACCCAGCCCACTGGTCCGCGTCCTGCTTCAGGAGCGCCTTGAGGGGACCGACGAAGGGGTCGTTGAATGCGGGACCCGGCTTGTTGGTGCTCTCGGTGTCCGGGATCAGCGTCGAACCGGCCGCAGCCAGTCCGACGGGCAGGCTGGCGGCCACCAACTTGCCCTTCCCGGCGGCACCCGCACCTGCCGCCCCGGCTGCAGTGGAGGCGACCGTGAAGCGACCGAGTGCCGAGGTGGCGACGTTGGTGGCGATCGACAGCGCGGACATCGCGGTGACCCCGGCCATGATCGGCGTGCCGAGCGGAGAGTCCGCGATGAGCGCGATCGCGTTCGCGATGCTCGTCAGCGCCTCCAGTACCGGGCCGCCAAGCGGGGCCGCGGCTTCCGCGATCTGGAGGATCGCGTTCGTGATCGCGACCACAGCGTCGGCGACCCGGGGCCCGTTCTCCTGGACGTAGGCGATGAACTCGTGGAACCCCTCGGTCTGGTCGAGTCCGGTCGCCCACTCGTCGAACGAGCGCGAGATGTCGACCAGCCAGTCCCGCACGCCGTCGTTGATCGGGTCGAACGCCATCCACAGCTCGGCGAACCCGTGGGTGAGCGAGCCCACCGCGCTGGCGAGAGCGGTGATCGCGGCCGGGGCCTCGGCCTCGACGAAGGAGAAGAACTCCGACCAGCGCGGCCCGGCCAAGGACTGCGCGCCGGCGCTGATCGCCTCACCCCCGGCGGTCGAGACGGCGAGCATGATCCGCTCCAGTCGGGGCGCGGCGGACTCGAGTGCGTCGAGGGCCGAGGTCAGGCCGGGGAACCAGCCGCGCGCCGCGGCCTGCTGCAGCTCACCGAGGACCGGCCGGAGCTCCTGGAACCGCGTGACGAACGCGCGCGCCTCCGGGGCGAGCCTGCGCATGGCCTGCTCGGCCTTCTCGATGTTCGCGGCCGTCGGCTCGAGCCGGGCGGCCTCGACCGCCTTGAGCGCGTCCCCGACACCCTGAGCGGCGACGAGCAGCGACAGGGCGCCGGCCGTGGCGAACCCGAACTCGGAGGCCAGCCCGGCGATGCCGGCGACACCCACGGCGCCGATCGGTGCGATGGCCGGGCCGAGGGTCGCGAAGACCTTGGCGAGGATCGCGACGCGACCGGAGAGCCGGTCGATGTCGGCGCCCGTGCGCCGCGAGGTCTTCCCGAGCCCGTCGACGTCCTTCTCGGTCTGCGACGTCGACCGCGACGACCGGACTGCCGACCCAGACAGTGAGTGCAGCGACTCGTCGAGGACCTTGGTCGCGGCCGCGGCTTGAAGCACTTCCCGGGTGAAGTGGTCCTCGAGCTCAAGCCGGACGGCTTCGCGACGCACAGCCACGCGGCACCTCCTCGGGGTTCAGGCAGTGGATGGGAGGTGGTGCGGCGATGCGCGCGGCCCTACTCCTCGGAGGTCTCCTCCGGATCAGGTGGAATCGGTGACGCGTCACGCTCGGTGGTGAAGGGATCCCACGGGGTGAGGTCGTGGTCGGCGACGCAGATGGTCACTCCGTGGGAGAAGTGGAAGCGGTGCTGGCCGGCGCGCTTCTTCGACCAGCTGGTGAAGGTGCCGTCGTGGAACGGCGCGGTCTCATGAAGGCCCGCGTACGCGTCCTGCGCCGCGTTGCGTTCCATGGTGGCGTAGCAGATCCGCCGGTACGACGCCCAGAGCCGCTCGGGGTCGGAGCATTCGGAGATCGGGTTCCCGCAGTCCGGGCAGACCTGCTGGGCGTGCCACTTCTTGATCCACAGGTCGCGCTCGAGCGGGGCGAGGCGGTCGAACTCGGCGAGGGTGATGCCGAGCCACAGCGCGACGGTCAGGTCGCGGTCGACCTCGGGGTGCCGGTCGAGAAGCGAAGCGCTTTTGGGTCCGAGATGCCGCCCTTGTTGAGCGCCCACGCGGTGGCCCACAGGGTCTCGAACTGGCCCTCGGAGAGGCGGCGCAGACGGCGGCCGAGGCCGCCCAGGTCGATGTCGCCGGCCTTCTGGATGGTGCGGTGCTCGCCGTCCTCGGGGTCGACCCAGAGCAGCAGCGCCTTCGGGAAGGTGTCGGTGTTCACGAACCAGTCGTCGTCGCGGGGGTCGACGACGGTCTCGGCCTGGTCGCCCTCGCCGATCTGGATCTCGCGAGCGGGGTGGGCGGCGAGCAGCTCGCGCCACTGTTCGAAGCCGATGGACTCGACGATCCACTCCTCGGCGCGCTCGGCCGCCTGGTCGATGCCCTCGTCGAAGGCGGCGTGGGCCTCCTCGACCTCGGTCGCGGTGGTGTCCTCGTCGCCGAACCGGCGGGGCGCACGGGTCGCGGACTCGTGGTTCCGCTCGGCGATGCCGACCCGTTGGCGCAGCTCGGCGAGCTTCTCGAAGTCGCCGTCGGCGTAGATGAGCACGGTCTTGCGGGGCATGGTGTTCCTCTCGACAGTCTCGACAGGTGGGGTGGAACGCGGGCCGGGCGGCTGTCGAGACCCACCCGGCCCGCGCGACTGCGTCAGGCCAGGACGACGACCTTGAACTTCGGCTCGCCGGTGATCGCCCACCGGCAGGTCGCGGAGCCCTCGGCCGTGGCGCCTTCGCCGGCAGCCCCGGGCAGGGACGGGCCGATCTCGGCCGGGTAGACCCCGGCGAGGAACTGGCCAGCGGCGATCGCGGTCGCCTTCTGGATGTTCATCCGGTCGGCGAGGTACCCGGTGACGGTGCCGGAGGAGTTGAGCCACTTTTCCCAGAGCTTGACCGGGTCGGAGGCTGCGGCACCCTGCGGGTCGAAGGCGTAGGTGATGTCGCCGCCCTGGTAGGAGGTCTCGCCGATGCCCTGGTAGACCTTGGTGTCTCCGAAGCGGCGCTTCATCGAGACGAGCTCGGTCTCCTGCGTCGGGTTCGGTGCGCCGTCGTCGAAGGCGATGTTGGTGATGTCCAGCGAGGACGCACCGGTGGCCTCCGCGACGGTCGGCTGCAGCGTGGCCGTCATCGCGATGGTCGGGATGAAGATCCAGTTGCGGCGGCCGTACAGCTTGGCCGGCGCGGTACGAAGCGGCTCAGGCATCGAGCGTCTCCTTGTTCTCGGCCTGCTGGCCGCTCGGGTTGGTCTCGACAGCGGGCTTGTGGACCGGCGGCAGCGGCTCGCCGGTGGCCGGGTTCGAGGCGGCCTCGTCGAGGACCTCGTAGTTGCCGTGCGGGAGTGCCTCGGCGTGGATGGACAGCTGGTGGCCGGTGTCCAGGTCGAGGACCCGGTACCGGCCGAAGGCGTCCGGCACCGGCGGCACGGCCAGGTCGGCGACCGGCTCGGCGGGCACGATGCCGCCGATGGCGCGGTTGGCCGCGGGATCGGTGCCGAGCGACAGGTCCTTCAGGATGGCCGCGGCGCCGCTCTCGGCCTCGGCCTCGGCCGGCACCGTGGCCTCGGGCTGCTCGACGGTCTCGGTGAGACCGGAGTTCTGGGTACTTCGGGGCATGACGGGATCTCCCTTGCGGGCTCGGTGATGCGGGGATGGGACGGGTCAGGCGAAGACCCAGTGGTCGGCGGCGACCCAGCCGGTGTCGTCCGGCTGGACCGGCTCGCCGAGAACGAAGCGGAACGGACCGACGGTGTCGCCGTCGGGCAGGTCGTAGGCGCGGCCTTCGAGCGCGATCCCGGTCCGGCGCCGCAACTCGCGGACGCTCGTGGACGAGCCGGCGTGGTACCGGGTGGTCAGCTCGCGGTCGGGGATCGAGACGTCGCCGGACGCGCGGCGCGATGGTTCGGCGTCCACGCGCGCGAACTCGATCTCGACGTGCTGGTCGGGTGGCGTGCTGGACGGGGCGTTGCCACCCACCGTCCCGGGGACCTCGTCGACGTCGTAGGCCGTCGCCTTGTCGTCGAGCTCGGTCTGGATCGCGGCCTTGATCGCGGTCGCGATCGGCTCCTCGTCGAGGTGGTTCATCGTCAGCCGCGTCCCGGCCAGAACCAGTCGTCCATCGCACGACGGACGTCCTGCGCGACGACTCCGATCGCCGGCGTGCGCGAGGCTTCGAGGTCGCCATGGGCGGGCTGGTTGCGGGAGCCCTCCTCGAACGACATGCCGCCCTGTCGGCGGCCCGGGAGCGGGCCGTAGTCGGCAGACCAGCCTGCGCCGCCGAACAGCGACTGGGCAGGCCGGTCCCACGTGAAGGATCGTGGGTAGTGCTTGCCGTGGCGGCCCGACTTTCCGCGGGCGTGCTCCTTGGCGATGAGGTTGCCCGTCATCGCGCCGTGGCGGACGGCGTCGCGAGCGTCGCGGGAGGCGAGGACCGGGATGCGGTTGAGGTCGCGCACGAGCTCGTCGATGCTGTGGATGACTCGGATCCTCATGCCCACTCCTTCGGTCGAGCCTCGCCAACGACGGGCAGGCGGCGGGCAGTGGCCTGGTCCTGCCAGGTCGCTTCGACGATGCGCAGGACGACACCGGTGTTCTCACCGGCCGTGATCTCGATGAGGTCTCCGTCGGCCAGGTCGTCGGTGGCCTCGGGAACGTGGGCCTCGCGGACGGGGGACTGGATCTCGGCGCCGGCGAGATCGCGGACGCGCGACGACGCTGTGCCGCCACGGGATCCGGCGAGTCGGACGGGCAGGTCAGTGTGGATGGTCGCCCAGGTCGGCATCTTGAAGCCGTCGACGACCTCGAAGGCGCCGGTCTTGCGGCGGACGATGCACCGCGATGTCATACGGGCCTCCGCCATGGCTCGCCCGCGGGCGAGTACTGCGGCCGGGTCGCGCAGCATCACAGGTACTTCATCGAGCCGCTGAACCCAGCAGGCAGGACGTACGCCGGCTGCAGCCGCCGGAGCTCGGCGGCGGTGAAGTAGACGTCCTGGGTGGGATCCGAGCGCTTCACCGACTCCTGGTAGTCGTCGATGCCGCCGGACTCGGACTCGTAGCCCTCGGGGTTGCGGAGCACCCGGAGCGCTGCCGCGCATATGACGTCGACGACGAGCTTTGGGTCGAGCTCTGTGGACTCGATCCGGGCGACGAGGCCCGGCAGCTCCGGCTCAGCCTGCAGCGCGCGCCATGCCTCGTCGAGGCGGGTCTGCTGCACCTCCGTCGAGGCGGGGCCGGTGTAGCCACGCTTCACGAGGTCGGCCGGAGCTGCCGGGTTATCCATCGGGATCAGCCCTGCGGCGCCGTGGCGTCGTCGGCGGTCAGGGCGGCCGCGAGGGTCTCCTGGCTGCCGCGCTTGGAGATCCGGGCGCCGTCGTCGCGACCCTCGTTGCGCTTGTCGATCTCGGCCTTCAGGGCCTCGACGTCGAGCGTGGAGTAGTCGACGGTCGTCGCCACCGGTGCCGGCGCGGTGTCCGGGTCACCGTTCGCGTCACCCGTATCGGCCGGAGTGGCCTGGGCCGTGAGCGCGGCGATCTCCTCGTCGCGGGCCGCGAGGGCCGCCTCCAGCTCGTCGACGCGCTCCTGCGCCGCGGCGAGGGCGGCCTGGAAGCCGGCCACGTCGACGTCGACGTCGACCGACACCGCCTTGTCCGCCGGCTCGTCCTCGCCCCACAGACGCGGGTTGCGGATCTTCGCGAGCAGCTCCTCGGTCGCCTCCGTGCCGGCGGGGTACACGACCCCGCCGACAAGGACGGACCGGTTCAGGGCGGTCACGGCGCGACCAGCCCGGAGAGGATGACGATGTCGCGGTCCTGGAGGACCGGCAGACCGACGGCCGCGGCCTTCACCGCGCGCTCCACCGGGTCCTCGTTGCCGAGGGTCACGATGGTCATGCCCGGCACCTCGGCGGCGCGGAGCGCCGTCTGGCCGTTGGGCTGCTGCCGCGAGGACTGCTGCACGGCCTCCTGGGTGATGCCCATCTCGGTCCGCCCGACGGGGTCGTCGGCCCCCGGCAGGAAGGTGATGGTGCCCTCCGGGAAGACCCGCGTACGGGCGCCGGTGGCGTCCTCCAGCTTGCGGTCGTAGGCGACCGGAACCGGCAGACGCCGGTTGGTCAGGTACGCCGAGAGCTGGTCGGTGCCGACGGGCTGCTGCGGGTACAGGACCTGCAGCGCCGAGGTGAGGATCGTGATCAGACCCTCGCTGGTCAGGGCGACGCCGGCACGGTCGCCGGCGACGTCCATGTAGGCCTCGTGGGCGGCCGCGTAGTCGGCGAACACCGCGGCGGGATCGGTGATGTCCCAGGGCGCCGCTGCGGTGATCTTCTGCTCGGCCGGGATGCCGAAGTCGACCGAGTGGACGTCGCCGTCCTCGGCGATCAGGGACACGATCCCGGTGGAGAGCACCTGGCCGCGCATCACCTCGAGGGTGTTGTCGACGGTCAGGGCGACGGCGGCAGCGGCCGAGGTGAGAGCCGGCTGCCAGTCGACCTGCAGGCCGGCGAGCTGCTGGGCGAGGACGAGCTCGTTGTTGAGGTCGACCTCGTTGAGGTTCACGATCGGGGTGATCGCGGGCAGCTCGCCGCGGACGTCGACGACACCGGGCCGCCGGATCGGCACGGCCGGGGCGCCGAAGGCGCGGACCGCGACGGTCTGGTCGAGGCGCTTGCGGCGACCGAGCCGGTAGGTGATGGCCGGGACGTTGGCGTACGGCAGGAACCGGGCCAGGGAGTTGCGGGCGTCCCGGAGCTCGCGCGCGGCCAGGATGGTCGGGCGCAGGTCGGGGACGAGATCGATGATCTGCATGTTCGGGGGTCCTCTCGGGGTCAGGCCGGCACGACGCCGTTGATGAAGACGACGCCCTTGAGCGAGGTCTCCTCGGCTGCGGACAGGGCGGCCGGCAGGTACCGGCGGTCGCAGGTGGTCTCGTGGATGACCGAGACGAGGTGGGTCTCGCCGGCCTTGATCACGAGGTTGTGCTTGAGCAGGCCCTCGCCGGCCACGAGGGAGCCGGACTTGACGAGCCCGTCGGCCCCGATGTTCGCGGGCTTGAACGAGGCGGTGGTGACGCTGACGCCGTGGGCGCGGGAGCGGATGCCGTCCCGGTTCCACCGGTCGTCGCCGGTGTCGTAGTCGGTGCGCTTGGGCGCGAAGTTGGACACGGGAATCTCCTTCGGTTGGTGTCCCTGGTGGGATGTCCGGTGGTCGTGGCTTCGCGCCTACGCCGTCCCGGGGGTCAGTTGGTGGTGCTCGAGGGGAGCCGGACGCCGGTCGACTGCTGCATCTGGGTGAGCAGGGACTTGACCTTGTCGCCCTCCGAGGTGCCGGCGCCGCCACCGCCGCCGCCGATGCCCGGGGGCGCGACGCGCTCCGTCTCGGGCTTGGCGAGGTGGGGCTTGCGCTTGATCAGGTCGTCGAGCGCGGTCTTGAGCTTCTCGGCGTCGACCTGGCCCTGGTCGTTGACGACCGTGGTGAGGTCGATGTTGGCGAGCGCGTCGGTCTCGTCGTGGAGCAGGTCCTTCGCGGCGGCGACCACGGTCGACTGCACCTTGTTCGCGGCCTCCTGGGCGTCGCGCTGCTGCTCGCGGTCGACGAACGGCTTGACCGCAGCGTCGACGGCCTGCTGGATCAGGGCCGCGAAGTCCGGGGTGGCGTCGGGCTTCGGGTCCGGCTTCGGCGGGTCGGCCGGCTTCGGCGGGTCGGCGGGCTTGGGCGGCGCGGGCCGGGCCCGGGACGCGGCGAGAGCACGCTCGGCGGCCTGCCGGGCCTCGCGCTCGCGGACGATGGCGGCGCGGCCGGGGTCGCCCAGCGCGTTCCACTCGTCCTCGGTGACGCCGTCGGGGCGCTCGGGCGCGGGCGGGTCGGTGGCCGGCGGCGGGTCGTCGGGGGCGGCGCCGAGGATGGGCCAGATCGGGGCGCCGGAGCGGCGGAAGCCGACCGCCTGGAGCGCGAGACCGGTGTGGGGGTGCTTGCGCGTGGGGTGGGTCGGCAGCGGGGTGTGGGACATCGCGTCTCCTGTGTCGGGTCGGCTGCTTGTGCGCGCAGCCGGGGCGCCTTCCATCTCGTCGCGAGGTGGGAAGTTCAGGCGGCGAGGAAGCCGTTCAGCCGGAGTAGCCGCATGGCCTCGGCGCGGTCGCCGTCGGCAAGGTCGTAGATGGTCTCGGGCATGAGGCGTACGACGGCGTTCCGGCCTGTGCGGCGACGGTTCGCTGCGCCGCGTCGGGTGATGCCCTCACGAGTGATGAGCAGGCCAGCGTGAGCGCCGTCCTGGGCGCGCTGCATCCCGCGTCGGGCGTTGACGACCTGGCCGATGTCCGCGCCGTCGCGGATGGCGTTGGCGCCGGCGATGGTGAAGATCCGGTCCTGGTCGGCGGCTTCGAGGGAGTCGAAGTAGGTGTTCGGGTTCACGGTGAGGTCGCCGGCGATGGACTCGCTCACGGGGATGTGTCGGCAGTCGCAGAGAGGATGCCGCTCGAAGCCCTCGTTCCACCGGTAGAACCGGCCCGCGAGGACGGCGCACCGCGAGCAGGACGGCGGGTTCAGCATCCGCACGTAGCCTTCGACGGACTCCGACGCCATGCTGGCCGCGGACTCGGCTGCGCGGGCGGCGTCGATGACGGCGGTGGCAGCTGCGGTCTCCAACCACCGGCCGGCGAGGACGAGGGCCTGTTCGGCGGCGCGCTCCCGGTTGCGCTCGAAGTCGGCACGCAGGCGGTCGCTGCGCTCGCGGTTCAGGGACTCCCACGTGGTGTCGCTCATCCACTCGGGCCGCTCGAGCTCTTCGCTCGCGGGTAACGCCGCGTTCTGGAGGTCGAGGAACGTCCGGCCGGCACGCGGCACGGCCAGCGCGAGGAGCGATTCGACTGGGCGGCCGTCGCCGGCGACTCCGGAGAACGCAGAGGGGACGATGATGCCCGGGGTGGCGGCGGGGTCGACTGCGAGCTCGGCGAGTACTGCGGCGACGTAGACGTCGGCGTCGCGGGCGGCGGCGACCTGCGCGGCGGTGACGAGCATCAGGAGCTGGGCGGCGATTCCGTCGTCGGCGTACTGCTCGTCCCATCGGGCGTTCGGGTCCATCCGGCGCCAGGTTCGGCGGATGGCGGCGATCAGGAGCGCGAGGAGGCGCTGCTGGCGTCGGTAGTAGTCAGCCGACGAGCGAGGGGTCGTCAAGGAACTGCCGGCTCAGTCGCTCGATGGGGTCGGCTTCCTCGGCGAGCCGCTGGCGCCGGGTGGCCTCGAACTCCTCGACGGCCTCGTCGATGGTCTCCTGGTCCCAGCCGAGTACCTCACGGGCACAGGCCGCGACGCCGAGGCCAGAGGCAGTGAGCTTGGTGAACTGGTCGACCAGCTGCGACTCGATCCGCGTCTCCGGGTCCTCCCACCGCGGCCGTACACGGGCGCGGGTGCCGGGCGACTCGATCTTCAGGATCCACTGACCGAGCCGGCGCCACGACTGGTTGAGGCTGCCGTACTCCCCCATCCGTCGTACGCGGCGCACCATGGGCGCCTCGTCGGTCTTCAGCAGTTCGGCGGACATGTGGGACTTCAGGTCGAGCGAGAAGTACGTCGACGCGAGAGCGGTCTTCGCGCGGACCTTCGCCGAGGCGTGCTCGGCCCACGTCACGAACGAGGCGAGTCCGGCCGGCTCCAGCTGGCCGAACTTCGCGTCCTTGTTGGTGCTCGACCAGAAGTGGTCAGCGCGCGGCTTGAACCCGATCATCGGCTTGCCGTCGGCCCCCAGCAGCGGCTTGGTGGGGTCCTTCGGGTCGCGCGGGACGTCAAGGCCGCTGGCGTACCGGATGGGCACGGCGCCGAAGTGGCCGGCGAACACCAGGAGTCCCTCGACGAGGTCGACGACGTCGACGAGGGATGCGATGGGGTCGATCTCCGAGACCGGCTCCTTCAGTAGTCGCGATCGTGGCGCCAGCTCGACCACCGGCACCCCGTCGAGACCGGTGACCCGCGGCTCGCCCTTGACCTGCCAGCGCGAGACCTCGCCCGAACCCTCGGGGTCGTCGACCTCGGTGTCGCTCTCGAAGACGTCGATGTCGAGGCCCGGAAGGCGCAGCAGACCGAGGTTCTCGCCGGTCCAGTCGTCCTTCCAGACCTTGAGGTAGGCCTGCACGTTGTACGGCGCCGACTGGGCTCGGATCACGGCTGCCTGGGTCAGTGACTCGATACCGACGACGGCGCGGGTGCCGTTGACCTCGCGGGCGGCGGAGGCGAACGCTCGTGATCCGATGAGCGCCTCTCGGTGTCCCTCGTGGTGCATGACGTCGAGGTCGTTCTCTTCCCAGGCGACTTCGAGCGTCTTCTCGGCTTCCTTGTCGTCGGGTGCGCCGATCCCGCCGAGCGTGAGCCGCTCGGTGAGCGCGTCGACGACGATGCCGGCGGTGCCCGACTTCGGCACGTCGAGCATGGAGTGCATGCTGCCGGTGAGCACGCTGTCGACGATCCGGCCGTCGGCGGAAGCGATCACGAGCCCCGGGTAGACCTCGGCGTACTCCTTGGCGAGGAACGGGAGGATGTGCTCGTTGGCGTAGCGGCGCTCGTAGGGCGCGGCGTACGCCTTCTGCTCTTCGATCTTGGCCAGGAGACGCTTGGTCCACTGCATGACGGTCGGCACAGCGTCTCCTTCCTGGGTCGATCGGCGGGTCACATCCCGAAGACGAGCGGGGGAAGCTCGGCCTCTGGCCAGCCGGCAGCGCGCATGTCGGCGGCGGCCTCGTGGCAGATCACCGACGTGACGCCGCCGTCGATCTTCTGGTCCTGCGACGGCTTGCCGATGGTGTAGCGCTCGCCCTTGGCGAGCTTGCGGGCGTTGCCGACGTGGGTGGTGGTGATCGGGCACCCGTCGTGGGTGATCCCTCGGTTGCGGAGGTCGGCCTCGAACCGGCGCAGCGCCGGGTACATGCGGCCGATCTGGTTCGTCGGCCAGGGCAGGAAGACGTCCGGGCCGTACTTCTCGTCCCACGCCTCGCCCTCGGAGCTCCAGTCCGTCTCGTCCTGGAATCCCGGGTCGTAGTAGACCCGCAGCAGCCGGTAGCGCCGGTTGATCTCGTCCCACGCCTCGTCGACCTGGTCGCGCGGGATCTGGTGGTTCGGCCACTTCGCTGGGTTCCAGATCGCCGGCAGGCGGTCCGGGCCGTAGCGGGGCGTGAAGATGAAGCCTTCGCGGGTCTCCAGCTTGATCGCGGTCCAGTCGTTGTTCAGCGACCCGTCGAGGCCGCCGCAGACCGCCGTGCCGTCGGGCGGGTTCGGCAGCCAGAGGCCGTCACGCTGCTGCATAGGCCGATGCCCACAGTCCGTCGGGGAGCCAGCTGCCGCCTCCAGGTACGAGCCGGTTGCCGAAGAAGCGCTCTGCCTGGGCGGGGTCGCCGTTGTTGATGAGCGCGACCGCCTCGCCCTCGATCGAGTCGATGTTGACCCACCACGAGCCGGCGTAGACCCACTCGAGGATCTTGCGGCGGCTGGCTTTGTCGAGGAACGAGATCGGCCGGTTGTCCCGGTCGCGCAGCGAGGGCTCGAGGTCGGGGTTGCGGTAGAAGACGAACAGGTCGCTCTCGCCGGACTCGTAGAGCTGCTGGGCGTACGACGCCATCGCCGGGTCCCACGCGTTCGTGGTGGCGTGTGTCCGGCCGCCCATGCCTGCCGCGCCGCGGTTCTGGTTGTCGGCGACCGACTGCATCTTGTTCGAGACGTACCAGAGGCCGACCTCGTCCTGCTCGGCGTCGGAGATCGGGTTGCCGAGGCGGGAGTTCGCCGAGGAGGTGACGACGTCGATGCGGTCGAGGTCGTCGTCCTCGGAGAGGCCGAGGACGCGGATGAAGCCCTCGCGCACGGCGAGCAGCTTGCGCAGCGGGCCGAGGCGGATCATGCCGCGCAGGGGCCGGTAGATGTTGTCGGCCTGGTCCTCGCTGAACGCGGTGATCTGGATCAGCGGCGAGGGGTGGCGCATGCCCTTCGGCTCGCCCGGCAAGTACTCGTACTCCCAGCCGCAGTCGCAGCCGTTGTCCGAGCACCGGTAGACGTCGCCGTCCTCGGCCCAGCCGGCGAACACCGACGGCCCGCAGGCCTCGAACGCGACGAACGAGGCGGACATCGGGCCCTTGCCGGTCTTCTGGGGCGCGACGGTGAGGGTTCGGCGGTAGTAGAACGCCTGGTTGAGCAGCGGCAGGTCGTCGTTGCTGATGTCGTCGAGCGGGATGCCGTCGGCGTCGACGAGGATCCCGTCGGCGTCGTACTGCGCGGTCGCGATCCGCTCGAGCAGCTCGCCGATGAGCTGCGGGTCGACGAACTTGGCGTCCTCGCGGATCCGGTACCGGTTGGCGCAGATCCAGAACTGCCAGTCCGCGAGCTTCATCGGCTTGCCGCGGGCGAAGCCGTCCGGGACGCGGCAGTGCCGGTTGATCCAGGCGTCGGCCAGGTCGCCGAGCGTGGGGAAGGTGACCCGGAACTCCAGGTCCTTCGCGGTGGGAGTCACCGGCGGCCCGTCAGCCGCGGAGGCGCCGGACCGGCGCGGTCTTCTTCACGGCCGCGGGCTTCGACGCGGCCCGCTCGGACCGCTTCGCTGCCAGCTGGTCGGGCGCGATCGCCCAGCCGTTCATCCGCAGACCGTCGGGTGAGAGGCCGCACTCGTTGCGGAGCTCGCGCTCGCGGGACAGGAGCGCGGCGGAGGCGTCGGGCTCAGCCTCGGTCGAGGCCATGATGCGGCAGTACTTCGCCACGGTCGGCCAGCGCCAGGGCTCGCGCTCCCACGCCAGGGCCTGCGGGGTCTTCCACAGCTCGCGCCAGAGCTCGAGCTCACGCTTGCGGAACGCGTCCCCGATGCCGCGGTCGGCGACCTTCACGGACTTGCCGTCGACGACCTCGAACCCGAACCGCACGATCTTGGGCAGCGGGAACGCCGGCGCGCGGCCGCCGCGGCCCGATGCCGGCAGTGCGAGCGGGTTGAACTCCGCCGTGGTGATCGCGCTCGACGCCGGCGCGTCAGCCGACTCCTCCGAAGCACCGGCGGCGGCCTTCGCGGCTGCGGTCTTCCGGGTGCTGGTGCGGCGAGCCTGCTCGCTGCGGGCGGAGTTCGGGTCTGCCGGTCGTCCCGCGCGGGGACGGCTGCCTCCCTTGGCCAT